TTTGTAGTTTTTTTATAATTTTTTTGTCTTTTCCGAGAACATAATAAGATTCTCGATCCTGCAAGTATGGTAATGCGATGCCGGTAATCTCGGAATCTTTCATTACATCGAGTCCAAAGGAATAGGCCTTGGTCTTCGTTGGTTCCGAGAGCCCAAGAATTTGGCAAGCTCGAAGTAGGACTTCCTGATGTTTCCCATGGATATCCGTATCGAAAATGGTCCTGGACAGTCGTCCTCGTTTCATGTATTGATAATACTTCTCATCGATTGGTATTCGAGAGTGTGTACTAAAAATCGAAGCATCAAGACGAATCCAAAAATCATTGAAGTTTTGCAAATAAGGATGGGACAGTAGATCAGTCCAAACCTCTGAATATCGATAGAAGCACCTTCCGTTCTCGATACTCGACTGTACATCAGGAAGCTCCCGCTGACCATGTTTCGTTGCCATGACCCACCACACGTCTAACAAGTAATGATAGATCCTGTTTCGGGTGTGCGCATTGTCATAGTTTTCGAGGAGCGCCATCTTCAAAGATGTCACATGATCATCCCAGGTTCGTATCTCCTCTTCCGGACTGAAGATTCGTGACAAGACTTCGGAGGTCGGTCGTATCATCTTGCCACTTTCCAACATGGAATATCCAAGAAACTTCCAGGTCTGTGTGAAGTCATACCACCATCGATGGCTCGTAGAATTCGATAGAGTTCCAGTGGTGGGTTCCGAGCTTTGGTAAGCTATGGAGACTGGGACCATGGTAGAGGTCCCCTTGCTGGTGTCTCCCTCATACTTCGGAATCGCTATTCGAACATATTTGGAAGTCGACAGTTTGGTCTCGGAATCTGAGAGGGTGCTTCCGAAAACGACAGGCATGGCACGCACGAGCTCTTTGCGAACTCGGAAGCCCGATGGGATTTCGGAAGGCCCATCCTTAAGTCCAATCAAACAATCGTCTCCGTATACCAGAGCATTCCAGTGGGTTTCGGGCAGTTTCACATGATTTACCAATACTTCATCCAATTGTACATAGTTGCAAATCGAGTTGATTATTGATGTGAAGCCTCCACCCGAGGGAACTCCGCAACTTTTCACAACAAGGCGAC